TTGATCTGCGGCGTGTATATATTGGAACTTGAGTGTGTCTCTGCCTACTCTTGCTTTGTAGTCAGTTGTAATAGTTAATGTTGCTGTAGTTAAATCAAAGGTCTCAAAAATATCTTCTTCTACAAAATAAAATAGTTGTCCGTCATCGTAAGCACTTAATGCACCTACTCCTGATTTTTGAGCAATAACTAAAACATCAATTGCTTCTTTTGACGTATAAACAAAATCTTCAACACCGTCTGTAGATGTATTTTTCTTTAAGAATACAAGTTTATTATTAGGATTAACTTCTTCATTTACAATGTCATCAAAAATTTCAGGATTGTCAACTACTCCATCATCGTCATCGTCAAAAAAGCTAACTTCAATTTTTTTACTGTCAACATATCCTTCTGCATCTCTATATTCTTCTACAATTTCCCAGAAGTAATCTAAGTTAAATGGATATAAAGAATCAGGTTTAGTATTAATATTTAAAACGTTGATTTTATCTTTAACAATTTTACCTGTTTTATTGTTATAAATTTTATCTGAACTATCATAGTAGAATCTAATGTCTTGATCGCTTTCAAATATATAACGCATTGCACGATGAGTAATAGTATATGTATCACCGTCTGTATTAAACTTTAATAACCAACTAGCATCAAGTTGTGAATTTGTAGTGTCGCCTGTTTTACCAGTACTAAAATCACTATTTGCTGCTAGGTTATTTTCAGTAATAAGTCTCCATTCACCGTCTGTTCTTGAAAATCTTAATCCGAATGTTCTGTAAGAAAATATTTGTGCAGTAATTTGCGCCTTAACGTCATCTGTTAACGACGAAGGAATTGCTGTTCTAATTTCAATTAATTTAGAATTACTTGGTATTTGATCGTTAAACACAATTGGACCAGTACTGTCTTGTTTTATTTCTGTTCCATCTCTATCTACACTAACAACTTTAACCCACTTATATGTTGTGCCGCCTCTAAAGTCAGGCAATCCTGCTTCTAGCTTTCCGTTTAAAAAGTGGAAACCTGTTGGTGGTACAAATTTAAGTAGTGAGTTTGTTTTTACAAACTTCATATTAGAACTTGTAAATGACCCTACTTTAATTAGTACTCCTGCTGAGTTTGTTAATCTACCAGTAAAGTTATTTGTATCAGAAGATATTTCAGTCCAAGTTGCTCCTAGATCTTCAACTAGTAATTTTGGAAAATTATCATAGTAATAATTACGTACTTTTATACTTGATAAAATAGGTTCAATTGTGTTAGCTATTTGACCTTCAATATCAGTAAGTGTTTCAAAATTAAAACTTGTTTTTAGTGTTAAGTTATTCTTGTATATTGCACCGTCTGTACCAAATAAATTAGTAGTCGAATATTTTCCAGTTGCATCAACTAAGTCAAAGTATCTACTAATTCCACTTGACGTTCTGTTAACGCTTTTTGCTTTTACAATATCTTGACTTACAGTTAATGGTCCTAACTGATAGTCTTCACCAGTAACCATTCTGTTTTGTGTGTAATATGTTGCTGGTGCATTTTTCTTAATACTTGCATTGCTTTCAGAAACTGTTGCATTATCAATTGTTGATTTTAATTCAAGTGTAATTGTAATTGTTTCTGCTTTGCCTTGTCTTGATACATAAGGAATACGTACTGCAATTCCTCTCAAGTTGTCAGGCGAAATAACTAAACGCTGATTTTTACTTGTTCTATAATATGTGCGGAAATTACCTTGTGGTAAATTGCCAAAAGTTCCGTCACTAAAGATTAAACTAATTCTATCTTCAATACGTGTTAGTACAGAATAGATATTACGTATGCCTTTGTTTAAACTGTTATAGATAACATTGTTACCTTCAACTGCTTCAACTTTAGTCCACAATTCTTGTTCATTGCCTAAACTATCTAATTTATAAAGCCATACATCTGACTGGTTAACGTTACGTGCATCAATACCAACTACTTGACTAGTTGATGGATTAGTTACGTTAAACTGTCCTTGATCCATTGTACCTTGTCTAAAGTGACAAAAGAAGCCTGAGTTTGAACTAGCAACGCCGCGGCCGTCATCTCTATATAAGAACGCAAAGTTGTTGCCAGGAAATGGTGCTTCTTCTTCAATGTTTGCATCAGTAAAGTCTGTTGAAACTACTTCAAAAGATACTGATTTACCGTCAACTGTTTTAGCAAAACTATAAACTGGTACTTCAGTATTAGTACTATTCATTCGATACTGTTCTGTAGGAACGCCTGCAATTGTTTGCTTTTTAACAGGTCTTCCATATGTGCCGTTTACGGGCAACGAAGCGTTTACTACACGGATAAACTGTTCATACCAATCAGGATTGGCAGTGTCGTTCCACTGAATAGTTTGTCCTTCTAAATTTGTACCATTTGAATCAATAAGACCTTCTGTAGTACTTACTGCTTCAATTTTTAATAATCCGTTAGCTGCTTGATTACGTTTTGGATTGTATGAAAGCAAACGTGCTAAACGGAGAACTGATTCTCTACGCTCTGCAAGTTCTAAGTAATTTTCTCTAGCATTTAGATCAATACGATAAGAAATATTTTGACCTAAAAATGCAATAAGATCAATTAATGCAAGGTATTCACTGGATTCAACATAGTCGTTAAAATCTTCAGGATAATTTTCCCTTAGATACTGGACCATGGTTCTGCGTAAATTGTCAAAGTCGTAACTTTGAAAATCTGCGTTTCTAAAGGACTGGTAGACTCTCTTCCAATCTTCTGCTAATAATAATCTATTTTGTCTATCTGTTGACGACATCGGCTATTCCTTATCTATAACAGTATTTATGTGAGATCGATAAGTGCGTATATAATTACTGTGTTAAAAACCCAGCGTCCTCATCAAACTTTAACTGTAGTTTTTCTACTATAGAATAAGGCAAATATGCAAGCTCACACTCAATTTGAATGCCGCTTTCATAAGCGTCTACAGTAATTTGATTTACTTGAACACGGGGATCATAATTTATAATTCTTGATACATTTTCAACGATTGCGTTTTTAACTGTGTCGGTTAATGGTTCAAATAATATGTCCCATATAATTGTTCCAAATTCAGGATCGCTAAGTTTTTCTCCTTGGCGAATATGAAAGTGATTAATAATGTCTTGCTTAATAAGCGAAACATCATGCAGTATATGACTATTTGATTCTTCATTTACTGTACTAAATCCTCTGTACGTAGGACTTTTTTCGGTGGTAATTTTGTCTGAGTTATTACTACCCTTTACAGATACTTGTTTATATAAACTTTTTTCTATTGTACTCATACCGTATTTACCTTATTATGTCGAACGCTTAAATGTGTCTGCTAATGCAAATTGTTCAGGCGCTTCCTCTAGTGTCCCGTTTACAAAATCTTTTCTTTCTTCTAACGAAATTGCAGCTGTTTTATCAGCTACAAATTCTTTTGGATTGTTATTTTCATGATCCGACCATGGTTCATGAGCAGGGATTCTAACTGGTACACTTGCATCTACAGCATCTGATGCTGCTTCGTCTGAATTCATATAGATGCCACCAAGTGCTGTTTCGTGATGAGTTTTAGCACTAATGTTTGTAGCGTTTCCTGCTGTAATTTTTCCGTCTTCACCTGCTTTAATTTCTACGTTATTAGTAGACGAAATAAATGTGCTTCCGCCAGTAGACGTAAAGTTTGTGTTACCACCTGATTCAAAATTAATATCTCTATCAGCATAAAAATTTATATCATTTTCTGATCTAAAACTTATACTGTCTTTAGCATATACATCAATTTTACCATTAGCTGTCATTTCGATCCAGCTATTGCCGCTACCGTGTGAAATATAAATTAAGTCTTCTGAGTTATGTAATACAATTTGATGACCATGACGAGTTTGAAGTCTAACTAATTCATTAGCAGGAATAGTTTTATCACCGTCTGACTCGCCTTTTGTAATATTAGCATATGAAGGTTTGTCAGAATCATCACCGCCTGGTGCTTTTCTACGGCGCAAACTCATATCACCATCATCCATGACAAAACTAGATCCGCCTAGTCTGTTAAATGGTCGTTGTATTGATGCTCCTTGTCGTCCATATGTATATTTTGGACCATCTAAATCTGGTGGCCCTG